AAGCTTCTCGCTTACGTGAAGGAAAACCTCGTAGCTAACCGCTACGGGCAGAAGTTTAGCCTTCCTCGCAACAGTGGAAGGACTGCAGTTTTCACGGCTTTTGAACCTCTGCCTGTGAATACGACTCCCATCACCTTCCAGCCCACTCCCACCAGTGGAGCAAGCTTAGCTACAAGGCAGGTCTCCGTCACCGTGGAGGAATACGCAAACTACATTGACCTTGACGACTTTACCGACATCACAAGCTTTGTCCCTCTAATGGACAGAGCGGTAGATCTTCTTGCCTACAACGCACAGCAAACGCTTGATAGAATCGCCATGAACGAGCTAACATCTGGCACTAATGTTATCTACGCTGGGGGTGTTGCGTCAAGGGATGCTCTGGATGGCACAAAGAAGCTTACCAAAGCTGAGATAAGAAAAGCAGTTATTCAGCTTGAGAGGGCGAATATTCCAAAGTTCCCAGATGGCTACTATGTCTGCATTTTGCACCCGGACAAACTCCTTGATCTCTTCACGGACAGCGAACTAATCACGCTTTCGGTAGCTAGAAGAGACGCATTAGAAAAGGGCTATGTTGGAGAGTTCTTCGGAGTGAAGTTTGTTTCCACTACTGCGGTTCCTGTGGTGAAGAATACCGCAGGTCAAGATGTCTACATGACCATTGTGCTTGGTGATAATGCCTACGGAGTGGTGGATATAGACGGGAACACACTGCAGACCGTATATACCAACANGGACAAACTCGGAAGGGTCAAGACGGTGGGCTGGAGAGCATTTTACGCTGTGAAGAGNCTTTATGAACNANCTATTGTGCGGATTGAAAGCAATTAAGGAGGCTTGCGATGAGGGTACTTGTTAAGGAGAAGGTGAAGATTTGGGTGAACGGTGAGGAGTTTGTTTTTGAGGCTGGAGTTCAGGATATGGATGATGACAAGGCAAGGATTCTGATTGAAGCAGGCTACGCTGAGAAGGTAGAGGAACCAGAGAAGCCTAAAAGGAAGGCTGAGCAATGATAACTCCAGCTGAAGTCAGAGAGTTCTTAAACGATAACACGTTGCCTGATGAAATTTTGCAAAATTGTATTGACCTTGCAGTGAATAGGGCTAAGAGATTGCTTGGAGTGGAAAACTTGCCTAACACTCCTGAGATAAGGAAAGCCTTAATCCTGCTTGCGGCGAGTGAGCTTGCGTCAAGTGTGAACCTCTACTGGAGACGGGCGGAAGACCATCAGACTATGAATGTAAAAAACCTGATAGCTGAGGCGGAGCGTCTGCTCAGGTTAGCCCCCAAAGGAGGAGCAGTGGTATGGATATAGAGGAACTCAAAAGATTTTTTGACGAGTTTCCGAAGAAACTTGCACAAGCCAGCGGGCTGGCCCTTACGAGGACAGCTGAAAAAATTCAGACGGACCTTTCAACAATCTTCAAAACGGAAGGTAGGTCTCATGGTGTGGACTGGAAAGACTTAGACCCTCGTTATCTTGCCTATAAGGTCAAAAAAGGCTTTTCTGAAAAGAAGCTGCATAGAACAACTACCCTTGCACAAAGCTTTACCTACAAGGTTCAGGACTGGAAGGCAGTAATCGGAACGCCCGTTCCTTATGCGGTGTATCACGAGACGGGAACCAGACGTGGAATCCCTCCACGCCCTTACATGCAACCTGTTGTAAAGAAGTTTTTGGAGGATAACCACTTCAAGAAAATCTTTGAAAGAAGTCTGAAGGAGGTGTTGTAGGATGTTGACCGAACTTGATGCACAGATTGGGGACGCTTTACAATCACTCGGGCTACCAATTCTCTCTAAAGTGGATAAGCCCACGGAGCTTTTTGCGAAACCTAAGATAACACCATGCGTTTGGTATATCATAGAGAAAGCGAGGTTTGAATCTGTTTCAAGCTTTGCCTTCTCGGTTGACTTTGATGTATCTGTGTTTCTTTTCTACAGAAGCTTAAGAGAAAAAGGGCAAGGAGCGTATGAGCTTTTAGAGCGGATTCTAAGTGCCTTAAGCCTTAAGACACAGTTTAACCTCATCCCTCAAGGGATTGAACTTTACTACCACGAAAGCGGAGAGTTTGCATTTCTTCTAAGCTTCAAAGGTAATGGTAGGTTTGTTGTCCCGCAGGAAGAAGAACCACTTACCACCCGCATAACTGTATACGAGGGTGAAGAGTTTGTTTCGGAGGTGTCCAAATGAGGTATAAGGTAAAGCTTACTTATCCTACCATTGTTGTTATTGAACAAAAAGAGTATCTTCTCTTCCCAGGTCATGAGGTTGAACTTCCTGATTCTGCCGAGGTGGTCAAAACTTATGAAGGGCTTGGCTACCTTGAACCTTTACCAGATAAACAAAAAACTAAGAAGGAGGTAAACGATGGCAGCAGCTAGCTACCTTCACGGCGTGGAAACGATAGAAATAGTAAAGGGGCCGGTTCCAGTCAGAGAGGTAAAATCTGCGGTTATCTTTCTGGTTGGAACTGCCCCCGTGCATCTGATAAAACCTACGGGCATTTCTGAAAGCGATTGGTATGAGCAAACGGTGAATAATCCCATCCTCGTCCTGAGAAGGGAAGACGGCATAACCTACTTTGGCGATGCTACTCCGGGCTACACAATCCCTTACGCCCTTGATGCTATCTTTGACCACGGAGGTTCAACGATTATCGTGGTGAATGTCTTTGACCCACGGAGGCATAAGAATTCAGACGGACAACCCGACCCTTCAACCGTCACTCCCGCCGACATCATAGGCACGTATGATCCTATAACGGGAAGAAGAACGGGATTAAGGCTAATTGATGAATTGTATAGTAGGTTCGGGTTTACCGCAAAACTGATACTATGCCCGGTCTATTGTGAGTCTCCGAGTGTTATGGCGGAGATGATAGCCCTCTGCGAAACTCATCGTGCTTTAGCTCTGATTGACGCCCCAGCCGGTCTAACTCCTCAACAGGTAATCAACGCAAGAGGAGCAGGTGGTCAATTGAACACTTCGGCTTATAGGGCGGTTATCTGCTACCCCCACCTCAAAGTTTATGATCCTGCCACCAACACCGAACGCCTTGAGCCTTTTAGCCAACGCTTAGCCGGAGTTATAGCCAAAGTAGACCATGAGGAAGGATACTGGTTTTCCCCCTCAAACCACGAAATATTGGGCATCATCGGAGTAGAACGCCCTATCACATGTGCTATAAACGACCCAAACACCGAGGCAAATCTTTTGAACGAAAACGGTATAGTCACGGTCTTTAACAGCTTTGGAACAGGCTATAGGGTGTGGGGCAACCGCTCCGCTGCGTGGCCAACTAAATCAGACCCAAAAAACTTTATCTCCGTCCGCAGAACTGCAGACATTATCGCAGAAAGCATAGAGTATGCAACTTTGCAGTTTTTAGACAAACCCATCACTGTGGCTATTGATGGGGTGCTTAGCATGGTCAACGCTTTTATCCGAACCCTCATCGGAAGAGGTGCCCTCGTGGACGGTAAATGCTACTTCCTAAAAGACAAAAACCCAGAGGTAAATCTCGCTAACGGACATCTTACCTTTACTTACGAGATAATGCCACCAACCCCAGCGGAACGCATAACCTTTGAACAGGTCATAAACATAGAACTACTCAAAAAACTGGTAGGAGGTTAAGCCATGCCTATTGAAGTTAGCAAGGTATTTAACGCAAGGGTGTATATAGACGGCACGGACTTTATAGCTAAGGCTGAAGAGGTAGACCTCCCGAAGGTCAGGTTCAAGTTCGCCGACGCTAAAGCCCTCGGTCTCTACGGAGAGATGGAACTTCCAGCTGGGCTTGATAAGCTTGAAGCAAGGATCAAGTTCAACAGCATCTACGGTGATTTTATCGCCCTTGCCTCAAATCCTTTTGTTCTGCGGACCATCATCGTCAGGGCATCAAAGCAGGACTGGGACCAAAGAGGAGTAGCCCGAGAAGTGCCCGTTAAGGCGGAGTTGCGAGGCTTTTTCAAGGAATTTGACACTGGGAAATTTAAAGCAAGGGATGCGGTAGAAGCGGAAGCCACCATCTCCGTCCTGTATTACAAACTTGAAGTTGATGGCCGAGATGTTGTAGAAGTGGATGTGATGAACAATATCTACAAAGTGGAAGGAAAAGACATTCTGCAAGCCTACAAGGCTAACATCGGAGGTTAAAGATGGTTAAGGAGATCACCCTTCCAAGTGGAAGAATTGCAAGGATTAAGGAGGGTAAAGGTAAGGACTTATTCTGGGCTTTATCCAACTCAACTGGGCAAAACGACGTAATCAAGCTTTTGATCGTGAGGCTTGCGGAAATTGACGGGAAACCTCTTACGGAGGACGACCTTGAGGAGCTTCCTCTTGCGGATGTGATGGTTCTTATTAGAGAGTTTACGGAGCTTTACTCCCCTTTGTCAGTGCAGAAGCCGTCTTAGTTATGATTGAACACGGCTTTTCCTATTCCGACCTTGCCAACATGTCTTACGCAGAGCTAAAGTTCTGGGCTAAGAAGCTTTCTGAATACTACGAAGAGCAAGCTAAGCTACTTGAAGATGAATAAGCATGGAATTCTCTGTTGCGGTAGTTATTCAGCTAATAGACAACTTCTCCCGTCAGCTTTCCGAGCTTAGGGACGGAGTTTCGAACTTTAACAACGAGCTAAATCAAACGCAAAGTAAGCTAAGAACCTTCGGAGAAACCTTAAGAAAAGCCTTTGACCCGAGTGTGATCTGGAGTGCTTCAGAAAAATTAGAAGATTTCACTTTGAAAGTTGCGCAAGCCACAGCCTTACCTCTTGCTACTCTTTACAAGACTTTAGATGCATACAAAAGCTCGGAACTTGCCCAAGTGGAGATGGAAGTAGCCCTCATGACCAAAGAGGGCCTACCCACAAAGGAAATCAAAGAATTAAACAAGCAAGTGGAAGAACTCGGAACGAAGCTCCCGGGAACAACAGCAGACTTCTATCGTGTGGTTACCGCTTTGAAGGGTGCAGGCATGGAGCTGGATAAAATCGTAAACGGCGGACTGAAAGCAGCATCCTATCTCTGGGTGCTCTTCAAAGAGGAGGCTTCTCCGAAGGAAGTTGCTGAAATGGTGCAAAGTTTCTCAAATGCATACAGGATAGCCGGGGAGGATTTTGAAGCCTTCGCCGATCAAATCCAAAGACTAAAATTCGCAAGTGGTTTGACGCTAACGCAAATCGCATATGCAACGAAGTATTTCTCCGCAGAACTTGCTCAGCTTGGTTTCACAGGACTACAGGCTTCTAAATTCATGCTTACTTGGATAGGAACCCTAAAGCAATTTGGCGTAGCTGGAGAAACCGCTGGCACAAGTATACGCTCTGTCCTTCAGAGAATCCCTGAGTTAGACAAACATCTTGAAAAGCTACGCAGAGAAGGAATTGATATAAGTATCAACCTGAAAGATTTCTACGACGAGAAGGGCGCCTTCAGACTTGAGGAGTTTCTGATGGCAATTAGGAAAGAACTTTCTGCTATTCAAGACCCGCTAAAAAGAATGCAAGCCCTGAGGGAACTCTTTGACATGGAGGGTATGCGAGCCATAGCTCCACTTCTTGCTGCAACTAAAGAAGAAGCCCTTATGTATCTTGAAGAAATCAGAAAAAGCATTGANGCAACCCATGACCCGAAGAAAATTGCTGAATTCCAAGAACAATACGAGCAACTAAGGAAGCAGATTGAGGCGGGAGGTTTCTCAGGACTTGAGAAGATGGCAAAAGAGTTAGAAAATCAAGCAAGCCTTCAACAAAGATTGAACAGACTGATGAACACATACGCAAACGTGCTTGAAGCAGCGGAAGGAACACTTACGAACCTGATGGCTGTAATTGGTTCCTTGGTTGCACCTACCTTGATAGCTATACTAAACCCTCTCAACGACCTTTTAGGAAAGCTTGCAGACTTCATACAGGAGAACAAAACAGTAGCACGGATTCTCACGGTTGTGGTTGGCGGATTTGTTAGTTTTCTTGCGATTATGGGCGCTGTTAGCTTGGCTTGCTTCTTTCATGAAACTTTTCAGTTTTGCATTTGCCCCTGTTAAGTGGTTAATGACTATATCGCTTATCAAAACTCTTGTCTTAGCGTTAAAGGCGTTTAGCATAACCCTGCTTGCCTCCCCCGTT